AAAACAGTAGAAGAAGTAAATACTGATGAAGGTGTTATAGAGTTAGAATGGGAAGAGGTAAAAGAAATTTTCCAAATCAGAGCATCTCTGGTGGAAGTAGAGTCCACTCTATCAGCATTTATGTTAAATTTTGAGAAAAGAAAAGCTGCTTTTCTTCATAGAGCTAGAGAGCTTGAAACAGCCATGTATTCGGCTGGCAATGCTCTCAGGAGTGAAAAAGAAGTAGACCCTAATAGCACTTACGAACTTAGACTTCCAGAAGCTTCTGGACAAAAAGCATATTTTGTCAGGAAAGATGACTAAGTTATATGTTTGCCTTACTATTTATTTATACCTCGTCGTGACGTTATTATGATAGGGAGAGAGATAGGTAATGTATACTACAAGTGATATTGGAATTGCAGCTTACTTACAGTTAAAAAAGTTTAAGCTGGTGGAATGTAAAAGATTGGACAGCGGAAAATTTCATTTCGTATTTGAAGACCCAGAATCTAGATGCTCTTCGATATCCTTAGAATTTTTAGATTCTGAGTTTTGTAGTTTTGATAATAATGTTAGAAATTTAAAAAAGATATTATTCTCTTAGGTCTTTACATATCTATTTATTACATACGTTCGTTATATTCATTTAATTGCTAATTTGATAATATTAATTTTTTCAAAAGTTTTATAATATATAATTTATTTTTATTTTCTTGTAAATCTAAAACATATTATAGGAGGAAAATTAATATGGCTAGAACAACAATTAACCCTACACAAATTAGTATTACAGGGTCTAATGCAAGTGCAATTGCGGAAGGTAGCCTCTCGGCAACTCACGTCTTTATCGCACAGGCAGCAAGCACTTCAGCTGTACAGACAATTACAGCTGATGCTATGCAGAAGTACTTTTCTCAAAATGACCTTTCAGCAGCAGGTGATGCATCACACAGAGTGATCTTGACTGCAGTCGGTGACGGCGATGATGACGTCGATCTTAAATTCGACTCTGGCATTTTGTATGACCCAACAGGTGATGGTACACTAACATTAACTGGTGACCTTGCAGTAGGTGACGATGTCACCTTAAGTTCAGAATCAGCAGTTCTTACACTTGGATCTAGTGCTGGTGGCGCACAATCATCACTCACTCACATATCTGGTGCCTTCGGCGCGCACGGTGTTCGATTGAATAGCTCAAGACAACTACAGTTCGGTGATGCCGGAACATATGTCCATCAGTCTTCAGACGCAGCACTCGCTGTTGTTTCAGATGGAACAGTAACAGTTGATGCAGCTACCGATATCATTCTCGATGCTGGTGGCGCAAACGTCACAATAAAAGACGATTCCACAACTACATTAGATATTGTTTCTAATGGTGCAACATCCGTTACATTAGATGCTCCTGGTGACATTATTCTTGATGCTGACGGCGCAAACGTTACAATAAAAGATGATGGTACAACCACATTAGATATTGTTTCTAATGGTACAACTGATGTACTTTTCGATGCACCTGGTGACATTCGTCTCGACGCAGGTGGTTTTGACATTAAGCTTGAAGCTGCCGGAACAGAGTTCGGTCGTCTTTCAGATGATACTTCTAGTAACTTTGCCATTTTCTCAGCAGTGCAAGATAAGGACATGGTATTCAAGGGTAACGACGGTGGTTCAACCATCACAGCGCTTACACTTGATATGTCTAACGCTGGTCGTGCAACATTTAATGAAAATGTAGTAGTAACCGGTGACCTTACTGTTAATGGTACCACCACAACAGTAAACAGCACAACTTTGACAGTAGACGATACTATTATCGTTCTCGGTCAGGGTAATGATATTGGAGCAGGCTCCACAAAGGACTTGGGTATACTTCTTGAAAGATCAAGTTCTGTAGGTGACAAGAATGTTGCATTTTTCTGGGATGAATCAGAAGATTACTTCCAGCTTATGCAGGATATTAGTGAAATGGGTGGAGGCGACAACATTGATGTTTCTTCTGCTGCTTACGCTGAGCTTCGACTTGGTGCTCAGGTAAACTCTGGTTCCATTCTGCCGATTGCTGATGACTCACATGACCTTGGTTCATCTTCTAAGCAGTGGAAGGACCTTTACGTCGATGGTAAGGCTTACATCGATGCTATCGAATTCGACGGTACAGATATTACATCGACTGCTGCAGAGATCAACGTTCTTGATGGTTATGCAGAAGAAGTATTCGTACAGACAGCTGACTTCATTGTTTTCGCTGACGCCGACGCAAGCACTGGTAACCACGACTTACGACGTGAGTCGACATCTGACTTCCTTACAGCTGTAGCTGGTGATGGTTTGTCTGTAGTTGCAAGTCAGCTTAAGGTAGACTTGCAGGCTTATGAGCAAATTTTTAACTCTGCTTCACTAACAAGTGGTAAAATTGGCACAACAACGATCGGAGCTGGTTCTATGCTTGCGAACTCATTTGAAGTATATCTCAATGGTATGCTCCAGATCGCTTCTGGCTCTTTGAGCGGCGCTGTTCAAGGTGGTGACTATAAGCTTGAGGACTCTACACTCACCATGACAGACGCTTTAGATTCTGACGACGTTCTTGTTGTTAAGTATCTACAGAAATAATATAGCCTACCCATAACATCCTACCAAAAGCCCAGTTTTTACTGGGCTTTTTCTTTTGTGCAGTTTTCTTTATTCCTTTGGAAACCGGAAAAACTAGTTATTAAAGTAAAATAATATTTATTTTTGTTTCTTCAAGGAGAATTTAACATGGCAGCAAGAAAATTTAAGTTTGTATCACCCGGAGTGTTCTTAAAAGAGATTGACAACTCTCAGCTCCCCAAACTACCTGGTCCCATAGGTCCAGTAATAATTGGTAGAACCCGTAAGGGCCCTGCACTTAACCCAGTAAAGGTCGACTCTTACGCAGATTTTGTGGAAATGTTTGGTGAGGCAATTCCGGGCAATGAGGGTGAAGATGTTTGGAGAGACGGCAACGGCCTTCTAGCGCCAGCATACGCAAATTATGCAGCAAAGGCTTATTTTGCAGCAGATATAGAATCTCCAGTTACTATGATTCGATTACTCGGGGCTAAGGGCGATAACGCCTCCTCCGCGGATACCGCAGTCCCAGGGTGGGCTACAAATAAAGCATTTGCACTTGTTGTGTACCCAAAAGGCACAATTGACGCTGCCCAACACCAAGTTGCGGGCATTTTTTATTTTCCAGGATCGTCTACAAACATTCACCTTGCCGGCAAGAATCCATCTGGTGGAGATGTCGCAGAATCCGCCGCAGGAGAAGTTGTGGTAACAGATGCCGATGGTAATTTTAACATAATAATTAAAGACTCTGGTGCTTCTGAATCTGTCCTTGTTAACTTTGTAAAGGGAAGCAAGAGTTATATTCGTGATGTTGTAAACACTAACCCAGTTGCAACAAATGCCGGCACAGATGGCATCGCGTACACTACCGCTGGTAGTTTGTCAGACAAGTATTGGCTCGGAGAGACATTCGATGAACTAGTTCCTACATTTACTGGAGCTAATCTTAATGGCTATCTTTTACAATTGACAGATAGTACAACTTACGGCTTTTCTGACAGGACACATGAAGCAACAGCGGCCCGATCTGGCTGGGTAATTCACCAACGTCAAGGCGCTGTAGAAAATTATGACACCAAAAAGCTAGAAAAGCTATTTAGAGTCATTGCCTTAACAGAAGGAGAATATGCATCAAAGAACATAGTAGTCTCAGTGGAAGATATAAGGATCCCACAAGAAGGCGCGACGGACCCATATGGATCCTTCTCTGTGGTAGTTAGAAAAGTATATGGTACAGACCTAGAGGTAGTAGAATCATTTACAGGCTGTAACTTAAACCCCAACTCAGAGAATTATGTTGCAAGACAGGTTGGTGATCAATATTTTAAGTGGTCAAAAACTGAAAAGAGAAATAAAGTTTATGGAAATTATGTAAATAGATCTCGCTACATTAGAGTAGAAATGCACTCTAATGTTGATAACGGTAGTGTAGATCCTTCAAAGGTGCCATTTGGATTCCTCGGCCCCATTGTGCCCATCGATGTGACCACCGGAGCAGCTAATACATCAGGAAATGGAGCAACTATCGGTAGTGATTCTAAGTTTATTAAATCAGGGCAATCTATTAAAACAACCGAAGCAGGAAATAGTACTAAAACTGCCACTGTCGCCTGGCCGAAGCTAAAAACAACAATTTCAGGCTCAATTAAGGGTGACGATTACTTTGGCGCAGCGGTGTACAAGGTTACTGATGGTGGAGATCTTACCAGCGAGTTAGATAGAGGCATGATAGATTATATCCGCGCTCTACCCAGTGGTTATAGCAACGCATCTTATAAAGCCGGTGAAACAGGTAACGACACTAATTATGCTTTTACGTTTAGTTTAGATGAAATAGTTGTTCAAGGAGAAAACTTAGACACGCCAAGAACCGCAAATGTACAAAAGGTGTTCTTTAAGTCCGGGTCGGGCGCTCAGAAGACCGGTGATGAAGCTAGTTACACGGGCGCAGTATCCTCAGCCTCAAATCTTTTAGAATTGGGTTTTGATAAGTTTCAAATGCCACTAGTGGGAGGTTTTGATGGCGTAGACATAACGGAAGCAGATCCTTTTGCAAATAGAGTTCTTAAGGCAGAGAAAAGCACAGCAGGTAACTATGCTTTTGCAACTGTCGACAGAGCAATTGAGTTGATTAGAGATCCAGAAGCAATAGAACACAATATTGCTACAATACCCGGTCTTACAGAAAGAACCTTAATTCGAAAACTGATTGAGACATGTGAATCAAGAGCTGATTCTTTGGCCATTGTGGATCTGCCAGATATTTATCTACCACCGCATGAGAAGAAATGTAAGTATTTCGACGAACGTTTAGGCACAAACCCCGATGAAGCAGCGAAAGAACTTAAGAAAGAGCAGCTTAACTCTTCTTACGGAGCCGCTTATTATCCGTGGGTAAAGATTAGAGATACAGAAAATTCTAGAGACCTTTGGGTGCCGCCTTCTGTTGTTGCATTGGGCGTAATGGCTTACACAGAGCAGAGAGATGAAGTTTGGTTTGCGCCAGCAGGATTTAACCGCGGTGGTCTTAATGAAGGCAACGCTGGGGTGCCGGTCTTGCAGGTTTCTGAGCAACTTCTTTCTAAGCAGAGAGATACTCTATATGAAGCAAACATTAACCCAATTGCTTCATTCGTAACAGAAGGGTTGGTTATTTTCGGCCAGAAGACACTCCAGTCAACACCTTCTGCTTTGGATAGAATTAATGTACGTAGATTGCTTATTTTTGTAAAGAAGGAGATTTCTAGAATCGCTTCAGGTCTTCTTTTTGATCAGAATATTCCAGCTACGTGGAACAGATTTTTGGGTCAGGTTAACCCATTCTTGCAAAGTGTTCAAACACGTCTTGGTCTTTCTGACTTCAAGGTAATTCTGGATAATACTACAACTACTCCAGACCTTGTAGACAGAAACGTTATGTATGCTAAGATCTTCTTGAAGCCAGCAAGAGCGATTGAGTTTATTGCAGTTGATTTTGTTATAACAAATACAGGTGCTTCTTTTGACGATTAGGTTAAAAAAGTATAAAAGATGATATATACTTATAGGAGATATTAAATAATGAGTTTTTGGAACCAAGCAAGTGTAGAGCCTAAACGACAGTTTCGTTGGCTACTTTATATAGCGGGTATGCCGCAATGGATTGTGAAGGATGTTAAAAAGCCTAGCTTTAATGTAACAAATACTTCACATGATTTTTTGAACTACAAGTTTCACTATCCGGGCCGAGTTGATTGGCAAGATATTTCAGTGACAATTGTAGACCCAGTTCAGCCCGACTCTGCTGCAAGCTTGGTTGCGATACTTGAGAGCGCTGGTTATGTGTTGCCAAATGAATACACATCACAAGCAAATAAGCCTAGGACAATTTCTAAGAAAGCTATGGTTGAATCCCTTGGAGGTCAAATTCACCTTGAGATGTTCAGTGCTAACACTGGAGCAACAGTAGAAAATGTGCTAGAAAGATGGACCATAAATAATCCTATAATTACTAGTGTAGATTTTGGTCAGCTTTCCTACAGCAACGACGAATTAGTTAATATCAGTATAGGACTTAAATATGACTGGGCCACTTTGGAATTACCAGAGCGGGTACCCGGTAAAGTCTGGACTCTTAATCCGAGTACAGAAACAGTAGAATAAAGAAAAGAGGAATAAATGTCAAGAAATTCTAGAAGAAGAACTTCTACTAGTCAAGAAGTGGTGGCACCTCAAACCACCGCACCAAAAACACTCAACCGTGAAAACCCTTTTGGTATCAGCTTTGTGGTGCCAACTGAGGTTGTCCGCCTGCCTTCTGGCGGATCTTTTTACGAAGAAAGCAGTACGATATTTGGAAAAGAAACTTTAGAAATAAAGCAAATGACTGCGAAAGAAGAAGAGATATTAGCTAATTTATCTTTTATTGAAGATGGATCAATGTTGGACCGACTCCTGTCAAGTATTCTTGTGGACACTAGTATCAACCCAGAAGAATTATTACAAGGTGACAGAGAGGCCTTAATATATACAGCACGAAGAATATCTTATGGTCCTGAATATGGTGTAAAGCAATTCTGTCAAAATTGCGAAACAGAGGCTATTTTTGTTTACGATCTATCAAAGTGTTCTATTAAAGATGAAGAACTAGAGGGCGTTACAAGAGATGATGATGGTTTATATAGCTTTGTATTACCGCAATCATCGATTAGAGTAACAATAAGACCCCTTTCAAAAGAGGATCAAGCTTATCTCGACGATCAAGAGGAAAGAGCAAAGAAGCTAAATATTAAAAATTCAAAAACTATAAACTTTCTTAAAAGTGCAGTTGTTCAAGCAAATGGCATTAGTGATCAAGAAATGTTAAACAAGCTTTTTGACGTTTTACCAATATTAGATATCAGAAAAATAAAGAAAATTAGTAACTCTATCATACCCACTGTTGATACAAAACAAGAGGTGGCGTGTGGCAACTGTGGTCATGTTGCCGAAAGAGAGGTGCCCTTCTCGTTGGGCTTCTTTTGGCCTGAACTCTGAATATATAAAAGAAGTTACATACGAAGAAATTATTTTTTTGCAACACTATGGTAAATTTACCTTCACTGAGGCATATAACCTACCAATTGGCCTCAGATCATGGTTTGTTAAGAAAAATTTTGATATCATTGAACAAAGAAAAGAACAACAATCCAAAGAAAATAAAAGTCGCTAATATTTACTAGTAGTATTTATTCTATTCATAGAGAGGTTTTCAAATGGCTAAGCAAGAAGTCACCATGGAAAATATTCAAAAAGCGATAGACCGGTCCCTAGGTGACAAACTTGGCTTAGGTGCTGAACGAATTCGTATGTTGGGTGGCTTTATGGACATCTTCTCTGAAGGTGAAGCCATATACAAATCAAAGATAGAAGCAATCAGAAATACTGGACTCTTGCTTGATGAGATAACTGATCAAGAAGGTGGTCTCATTGGAAGATTGTCAAAAATAACAGAAGACTCATTTAGATTTTTTGGTAGAATAGATGAAGGTATTGATGCAGTTGGAGACCTGACTAAAGGACTAAGGTCTTTTTCCATGACCAGCCAGAATGCTCAAAGTGAGCTTGTTGCTCAGGCAGCAATATTCAAAAAGCTTGGAGTAGAGATGTCAGACTTCACAGCAGTCATAGATTCAGCTAGATTGGGCTTTGATATGTCTGCTAAATCTGCAGCTCAATTATCAAGGGATATAGCTTCGATTGGTAATGCAACTGGTGTTGGTATGCGTGAAGCAATGGCAAACTTTAGCAAAGCTCAGAGCAGTATGGCATATGATTCAGGAAAGTTGATGGAAAACTTTAAGAAATTGCAGTTAACTTCAGCACAAACTGGCGTTAGTTTTGATAAGTTAACTAGTTCTTTTGGAGATTCAATGGATAGTTTTGAAGGGTCTGCGAACAAGGCTGGGTCATTAAATGCAATATTGGGACGTTCTGTTTTCAATTCTATTGACTTATTAGGCAAAACAGAAGCAGAAAGAGTAGAAACCATAATACAAGGAATAAAAAAGAATGTCGATGTTCGTGCATTAGGAAAGAATAAGTTTCAATTGAAAGCCATTTCACAGGGCCTTGGATTAACACCTGATGAAACTAGAAGACTATTGACCGGTCAAATGACCGTGAAGGAGGCCTTAGCACAACAAACTAAAGATGATCCAAGAGCTATAGCAACAAAGAGAATGGTTCAGGAAATGGACAAGGCAAGTAAAGGCTTAGAGAACTTTGCTGATATTTTAGACGGACTAAGGACTGCCCAAGGATCAGGTACAGTAGCTTTTAATACTATGATGCGAGGAATTGCAAAAACTGCGGCTAGCAACGTTGGCCTCAATGTAGACTCACCGGCACAGATTTTTGAATTAATGCAGCAGCAAATAAAAGCTTTAGCAGAAGCAGGACAATTAGGAGAATTCGGCACTAATATTGAAACGCTAAAGCTAAATCTCAAGAAAGATTATGAAGCACTTACAAAAGCTAAGGGAAAAGATGAGAGGCTAGCGGCCGCCCAGAAACTATTCACGAACTTAACTACTGAAGTCGCTATTTTGCAAGAATCAGTCCCAAGCACTCCGCGGAAAGCTCGAACAGCTGGACCAGAGTCTGCATCAACAGGAGGGAACTTGGTCACAAGAGCAACTCAAGCAGACCCAACGCTTTCATTGGTTCAATTGATGGGAGACTTAGCTCCTATAATGTCAAACCTTACATCCCTCACGGCCAAAAAACTAGGTGGCGATGATGTAAACTTTTTTGCAGATACAAAAAAAGTAATTTTAATGGTAGGTGATCGAAAGTTTGATGCACAGCTCATATCGACAAAAATAAAGAAGCCGGCGGGGTCACCGTAGCATGATATCATTTAAAGACATAGCAGTGGGAAGTGATCATGTGATAAGATTTCTACATGTGGCAACAGGCATAAGAGTTGAGTTTCCTGCTTTTATAACACAGTTTAGTGATAGTTATCAAGTAAATTGGGGAACTGAACAAATCTTTGGCAGAATGGATCCAATAAAGCCTTATCAGGGGACTAGCAGAAACATCAGTCTTGCTTTTGACGTTTTGTCTCGAAGCTTATCGGACTCCAGAGAAAACATGGATAACTATAGCAAGCTAATACAAATGCTTTATCCGGTTTATAACACTCCGTTGTCTGGTGGTAACAAAGGATTTGGAAGAACATTGAAGGCACCACCAATAATGAGACTTCAGTTTATGAATTTGATAAAAAGTAATTCAGATAATTCGCCTGAAGATGGCCTTTTGGGCTGTATCAGTGGCTTGTCCTTTGACCCTAATAGAGAAGCAGGTTTCTTTTCTCAAAGTAATGAGATACTTCCAAAAGTTTTTAATGTATCTTTTCAATTCACTCCTCAGCACGAATCGACACTGGGGTTTGAAGAGGATAAGTTTATAAATACAGGCTTTCCATACGGCCGGCCAGCAGCAACTCCGCAAACAGGCGAAGGCCAGGGCACAGCAGAAGTATCAGCTTTTAATCAAAATAAAATTACAGGTGGTAACAGTTAAAATGCTTGACAGAAATGAAAAAAGAGATATAATAATAAATGATCACCCTTTGTACAAGAAGATGATAAAAGACAGGGGAATTGAGTTCATAAGGCATTTTTCAAAAATGAAAATTTCTAACGTTCCACCAGAATCAATGACCAATCTAACTATAATCGACCACGTTTATTCAACTGGTGATTCTTTGATGAAGTTGGCCCATAAGTACTATGGGGATGTAAGATATTGGTGGATTTTGGCGGCCTTTAATAAGAAACCGATAGATAATTTAATTAAACTTGGAGATATTGTACACATACCTTTCCCCCTGGAAGAAGCGTCGTACTTATTAGATAAAGATGGCTAAAAAAGACAACTCATTTAATGAGCAGGCTTATTTAATGTGGGACCACTATATCCAAAAGCGATCCGGAGCCGCGAAGAAACTAAGCAGACTAAGTACAAAGTCGGAAAAGACAGGACTTTCCTTTCACAAGGTCACTGGTAACTATCAGCCTGGTGATTTTATTTCAAAAGTAATGAGTGATGGAAATAAGTTTAGAAGATATCAGCATCTGTTAGATCTAGAATCATATAAACTATCTTCTTTGCTTCCAGAGGTGAAACTTTTTAGAGTTTCTGGGAATAAGTATATACCATTTTATTTTCCAGAGGGGACAGAAAGAACAACAATGGGTACTATCTTGCAACCTGGGTCATCTCTAGGGGCAGTTGGTATTAAAAGTTTTGATGCTAGTTTTGTAGGAAAAGATTTTTTTACCAGAGACAAGTTAATAGAATGTTCTCTATCGTTGTATACAGATTCTATGGAAAATATTTTCAAAGACCCGCCTGCAGGTTTTGCACAGTTGAGTGAGCTTTTTACAATTTCTTCAGGCCAAAACGGCCTAAAAACTCAAATAAGAGAAGGCTTCTCGAAAGAAGTATCAACAGATAGTATAAACAGGCCTTTTTCCCATGAAATCGGAGCCGTTCTGGGTTATGCTGTACCTTCTGAAGATGGTGTGTTTTCTTCAGAAGAAAGACAAGCAATTCAAAATACTAGTCTCCTACTCAGGCTAACCTATACAGGCCACAATATAAATGTTTCTCAGGATGGGCAAACCACAATTGACATAACTTACGTTGGAAGAATGGATGGATCTTTAAATAATTCAGCATATAATATTTTGGCCGACAGCGCAGATTTATTAAACTTAACGAAAATTCAATCAGATATTAATTTCTTTAAAGGCGCAAGTTCACTGAGCGATGCTCAAAGAAAGGAAAAAATTCAAAAATTAGAATCCACAATTAGAAAAACGATCAGAAATAAACTGAGCCAAATCACACACATTTTAGAGGATTCAAAAAAAGTCTATTACACTGTGGTTTCTCCAAAATCTATTCGAGAATTTAAAAATTTTACAAATCAAATTACTGAAACAAAAGAAGATAATCCCCCAAAAGAGTCTGCTGAAGCTGCCAAACCATCTACGAAGTCTGGTGCACCGGATAAAAAACTGACCGGTAATTCTAAAATACCGCATAATAGTACATCGATACAATATTTTTACTTGGGAGATTTCATGGAAGCTGTACTGCAAATGTACATTATAGAGACAAAGAAAGCCTTAAAAAAATCTGAAACAGAGAGTTCGACAAGCGAGGAAAAGAGAAAAACACAAAAACAACTAACTAAATTCTTAGAAAATTTACGAAGTTATAGAATATTATTTGGCAATACTCCAATATACACAGGTAGAGATCAAGTAACAATAGCGAACTTATCAGACATTCCTGTGTCTGCAAAATTAGCAGCACAGATACTATTTGAAGATTTAATACAGACACAAACTCTTAAATTTACTGTATCCAATTTTGTAGATAAAGTGGTAGGAAAACTGTTACCTTCTTGTTTGAATGATCACTTATATAAAGACGCTGCAAACTTACACGACCCAATAAATATACGATCTTCTACGGTCTCAGGCGCAGATATAAAATCCTTATCCTCTGAAGTTAAGATAGAACAACTAAAAGGTCTTTTAAATCGTAAAAATATCAATCGTACTTTTTCCGATGACAAAGAGTATTATTTTATTTATTCAGAGATGACAACAAAGGAAGTTGTTGCTCGCAATGGCAATAGAGAGGAAGACCTAAAAAGCGGTGTTTACCACTTTAGCCTATCAAAAGATAGGGGCATGGTAAAGTCTATAGATTTTTCACAAGCCACTGTTCAATTCAGAAAAGAAGCTCTAATGTTAGAGTCAGTATCACTATTCGATGAACTTAAGATGCCATACAATGTTTCAATCTCTATGTATGGAAATTGTTTGTTTTTTCCAGGATCCATGATTTATGTAAATCCTTCTAGTATCGGATTTGGAGACCCTAGAAACGCGAGATCCGCCGCCGCTCGACTGGGCATCGGTGGATATTATATTATAGTTTCAGTTAAGACAAATTTTAATCAGGGTATGATGAGCACTACCTTGGATGCTAGACACCAAGATTGGGCCTCTGATGGTAATGCGATATCAACACTGCAAGAGATGGAGCAGCTGGGTATAACAGCAGAAGCACGTAGGAACGTTGCTGCAAATAAGAATCCTTTTAGAGCGGAGATAGGATAATGAAAGATAAGTTTGATTTTAAAGGAGGAACAGGCTCAACAGTAAAAGAATCTTTTGATAATAGAAAAGAGTACAAAGAGCAAGCAAAAATAAAAAATGTAGACTTACTTGATACTCTATATCAAAATTGTAATTATGGACTTCTAAATCAAAACTACGAACCAGTTTGCCTAAACACAGATGAAAATTTAACCAACTTATCAAAATTTTCAGAAAGCACCTCTGGTCTTTTTGCAATTAATTTTGTAGTGAGAGCTTTCGAGAGCTTTAGAAGATACTACGTAGCAACAACCCTTGAAAGAGGGTTAGAGTTTCCACCAATAATTGGCCAACCTACTCCGAAACGCGCCTTTGCGAATTTAGATTCGACTTGGAGCAGATATATCCTGACACAAATTAACAATTATGGGTTACTTTTGGCAGAAACCTTAGATGATGTTAATAATCACAAACATATAATTTTTGATTTAATTAAGAAAAATATTGAGGAGTTTCCAATAACTAAAAGCGGATTTTTGTTGTCTAATAAGTGTCCCATTTCTGTATCAGGTCTAGTGATAGAATTAACGGAGTTAAAATACGATAAAGATTCCGAAAAAAATCAATTTTTCAATTCCTATGAGTATGGATGTTTTGCGGAAGTAGTCACTGAAATGGGATTTCATATAGATAAAAATGTACCCTGGCGTATAATAGCTAATTTAGATTCTCCTATCATGAAGCAGCAAATTCAGCGTTATTTCCCCGGTCCTTACTCTTCAGAAGATATTTTAAACAAAACATATAGGAAGAAGACTCATTTTGAAGACATATCTTCTGTATACTTTTTTTATGCAAGGACACTTCAAAGGGCTTTAGAGAAATTTGGTATAACACATCGACCAGCATATTCACAAGAATTTTTAATTGAAGAAACACTAAAAATCAGGATGCTGGAAACTGGTATGAGTATGGATAATTTTAGTCACATGAGAAATCAAGTTTTAAATTCACACAGATCTTATTCCTCTATGTACCCCAACGACCCTTTAAAGCCTGCCGCGGCAAAGATTGGCAAATTTTGTTCAGAAAAAATAAAAGAAATTTATCTTGCAAAAAAGCAAAAAAGCAGTTATAGTATTAGCACAATAAAGGATCTAATGTGATACTACAGACTCTGGATATAAGAAATAATTGCAAAGGAATATTTCACCAAGGTGATTTCTTGCTTGAAAACGCAAAACAGGTATCTGAACAGTATAAAGTAGCCTGGAAACACTCACCACTGCTTGACGATACTAAATTTCGATATTTATTTTTATCCTCCAGGGGAGATGACCTTTCTCCATACTGTAACAATCCAGAGCTATTTTCTATTTATAAGAAAAAAATAGAATCACATCTGAAAGCGGCACTGTCAGCAAAAGTAAGCTTAGAAGATGAGTGTTTTTTTGATTTGTTACCTCGACATCAATTGTTGAAATGGTTTCAGATAAAACAACAGGCATTGCAAGCAATTAAAGACAACATAGAAAAAGAAGACGATTATGATATTTTACATAAAATACATGTGCTGACTTCAATCATTGCCCGCCAAGATATTCAATTCGGTACCAAAGTTGGCCAGGTTATTTATGATATTTTTGGATCAGCTACTGGTAGGCTGACAACTAAGAAGGGTTCTGTGCCTGTGCTGACATTAAAGAAAGAACAGAGAGATTTGTTAAGGCCTCAGAATGATTTATACCTAGAGCTGGATTTAAACGCTGCAGAGATTAGAATGTTAATGGCCTTGTCAGGAAGAGAGCAGCCACAAGGAGACATTCATGAGTGGGTGGTGAAGAACGTGTTTGATAATAACATTAAGAGATCACAGGCCAAAATAGAACTATTCGCTTGGCTGTATAATCCTTCGAACTCGAAAAGTCGATTCGACCAAATTTTTTCGCGGCAAATTTTTCGAGATTTTTACTTTTGTGATAAACAGCTACTTACGACTCCTTTTGGAAGAAAACTAAGGGTAGATGAAAGAAGGGCTCAAAATTACTTGCTCCAATCGACAACATCTGATCAGGTATTGGAAAATGCTTACGTAATTCAAAAGATGCTCGATGGTAAAAAATCTAAAATAGCTTTTACACTCCATGATTCGATTATACTTGACATGGCCAAAGAAGATGCTATAATGATAAGAGATATAAAGAATCAATTTGAAAATACTCGGTGGGGAAAGTTCACGAGCACATGCAAAGTAGGAAAAACTTTCGGCCAACTAAAGGATTTAAAGGTTTGAAGAATATTTTAGGAATTGGAACAGCCGGCTGTAACATAGTGGAACAACTGTCGCAGTACCCAGTATATAATTGTTTTTACATTTCAAACGAAATCAAAAAAACATCAAAATACAAATTTGCGCTAATCGAGCAACAAGGCCCTGAAGCTTATGAATCTATGGAAATGTCTAAAATTCACAAATGGCTTGACAAAATTGAAGAACAATGTACAATAATACTGTGTGGAGCATCAGATTCTACGGGGATTACGTTACGTGCCCTAGAAAATCTTCACATGCAAAAGGTAAAAATGGAAATAGTTTACATTATGCCGGAATTAGAAGTATTATCAGAAACAAAACAAATGCATGAACGTGCCGTCAGAGGTATTTTGCAAAACTTCACTAGATCTGGACTTTTTGAAAAAATTTGTCTCGTATCCAACTTACAATTGGAGAAAATGGCCGGTTCCACCAATGTGTTTGATTACTACAATCAGATAAATAACGTTTTTACTGGAATGTATTATATGATGGACGTCTTCAAAAATACAAAACCTGTAACTTCTACATTTAAGAGGCCAAAAGAGTCATGTAGGGTCACGACTATAGGAGTTTCTTCACTAGAGGGTCAAGACAACTTACTTTTTCCTTTTAATCAAGAAGTGGATGTGGTATACTATTATGGTATCAACGAAGAAAAACTAAAGACAGAAGAAAATTTGTTTAGAACGATTACAAATAAAGTAAAATCACGAATTACCGAAGAAACAAAAGTATCATTTGGGATATATCCAACACAATACGAAGATGACTACATTTATGTAGAATATTTTTCTCCAAAAATTCAACAATTAGTTGTTGACAAAGAATAATAAATAAGATATTATATAAACAGTTGGTCAGGATATTTGCTGACCTGCTATAGCCTAGAGTGTGCAAAAAAACAACAAACCAATAGGAGGTATTAATTATGGCACTTAATTTAGATGCAATGAAAGCGAAGTTAGATAAACTAAACGGAAAGGGTGAAGGAGGCAAGAAAAATTTCTGGAGACCAGAGGATGGTGAAAGCAATATTCGTATTGTTTCCACGCCAGATGGTGACCCGTTCAAAGAACGCTTTTTCCACTATGGTATCGGAGGACAGTCGTTTCTCTGTCCAAAGCGAAATTTTGGTGATGATTGCCCTGTGTGCAACTTTGCAAATAAGCTTTGGAACGAAGGTACTGAAGAGAGTAAGAAGCAAGCAAAGGAAATGTTTGCAAAGCAACGCTTCTTCTCGCCTGTCCTTGTCCGAGGTGAAGAGCAAGAGGGTATCCGAGTTTGGGGGTACGGTAAGATGGCCTATGAAAAGCTTCTTACAATCGTCCTTGATCCTGATTATGGAGACATTACGGATCCAGAGACAGGGAACGATTTGAAGTTAATGTATGGTAAGCTTCCCGGCGCTAGCTTCCCCCGCACGGATATCCGACCACGCCCTCGAAAGACTGTTCTTTGTGATGAGGCAGTTGGTGGCGATGACCGATGCGCCGAGCTTTTGGAGACAATTCCAAATTTTGATGAAATCTTCGAGCGAAAAACAACCGAAGAGGTGCAATCAATCCTTGATCAGTTCATGGCTGGTGATACTGGTAATCAAGAGGTTGAAAAGTTTGGCAACAACACCGGCACCGAAACAGACTCAGTTGAGGCCGCATTCAGCGACCTGTTGAATCAGTAGGTAGAATATGGCTAAAGTGACCAAACTAAAAAAGGGTGCCCTTGATATTTCAGCAATCAAGGGTATCATTAACAAGAAAGCGGGCAGAGAAGTTGCTCATTCGCTTCAGGACAATAATCCAACTGAAGTTAATGAGTGGATTCCTACTGGCTCTCGATGGTTAGATTCTATTGTTTGCAAGGGCAAATTAGCGGGAATCCCAGTTGGTAAAGTTTCTGAAATCGCAGGCCTTGAGGCAACTGGTAAGTCATTTATGGCAGCTAAGATTGCAGCAAACGCTCAAAAGATGGGGATCGACGTTGTTTATTTCGATTCAGAGTCAGCTATTGATCCTTCTTTTTTAGAACGTGCTGATTGCGATCTTGAAAAGCTTTTGTATGTTCAAGCAGAGTCTGTAGAGTTTGTTCTAGAAACCATCGAAGAATTATTAGCAACAGGCAACAAGTGGTTGTTCATTTGGGATTCACTAGCTTTGACACCTTCAATATCTGATATTGAAGGAGATTTTAACCCTCAGTCATCAATGGCTGTAAAGCCTAGAATATTGGCGAAAGGTATGTCAAAGCTAATTGTACCGATTGCAGATGCTAATGCAACACTACTAGTCTTGAATCAGCTTAAGACTAATTTGGGAGCGAGAACACCAGCTCAGGCAATGACAACTCCGTATGTTACACCTGGAGGTAAAGCTTTGCCCTACTCGTACTCGCTTCGCATCTGGCTAACAGCTAGAAAGGCAAAGGCCAGCTTTATTGTTGATGATAATGGTTACCGCATTGGCTCTGAAGTGAAGGTAAAGCTTGAGAAGTCTCGTTTTGGAACCGCAGGCCGAACTTGTAACTTCAAGATCCTTTGGGGTGACGATGCAGTGGGAGTTCAGGATGAGGAGAGTTGGTTCGATGCTATCCAGATCTCTGAGCGCCTAAAGCAGTCCGGAGCCTGGTTTGCTATTGTTCATGATGATGGATCTGAAACAAAGTTCCAGCGCAAGCAATGGCTCGAAAAGCTTCAGGATGAAAATTTCAGAAAAACTGTCTTGACAATTATGGACGAAGATGTTATTATGAAGTTCAGTAATAGAGAAGGCAATGCTTCTGATTTCTACGAGTTAGACGATTCCCCGTCTGATGAGTAATCTTACAGCCCGGCTCTATGCCGGGCTTTTTTTTAACTTAAGGAGGAAAGAATATGTTTGAAGGAATACTAAGTGATTCTGAATTTATCTATACCGCTATCGGTATGTTGATTATTGGCCTAGCCCTACATAAATGGAAGAGAAAATAAAATGAAAAGAATGATGATAGTAGACGCGTACAATCAGTTTATCCGCGGATACATAGTAGACCCTAGCAAAAACCCGAACGGATCCCCTATCGGCGGTATTCGCACGTTTATCAACATCCTTAACAAACTAACAAGAGAGGTTAAACCTGACCTTCTTGTTCTTGTGTGGGATGGTAAGGGTGGCAGCAAGAAGCGCAGAGCTATGAACAAGTCGTACAAGGGCGGCCGCAAACCACCAAGAACTAACTGGTCTCAGGTTGGTATGGCTGATGAAGAGATTATGGACAACAAAGTTTGGCAGCAGATGCGAGTTATTGAATATTTTAACCAGACCCCAGTTATTCAATTCATGGAGCCGCTTGTAGAGGCTGACGATGTTATTTCTTATATCAAGAATAGCCCAATGTTCTCTGAGTGGCAGAAGGTCATTGTGTCAGCTGACAAAGATTTTATTCAGCTACTCGATGATAAGACTATTCTGCATAGGCCAATTCAGAAAGAATATCTAAATAAGAATAATGTAGTAGAAAAATTTGGTATCCATCCGCTTAATTTTGCGCTTGCCAGAGCAATTGTTGGAGACGCTTCGGACAACCTTCCAGGTGTGCCTCGTGTGGGTATGGAGACTGTTGCAAAAAGATTTTCTTTTCTGAAAGAAGAGATTACATACTACTTATCTGATGTTATCACTGAATGTGAAAAATGCGAGAACAAACAGAAAGTATACACAAACATCTTAGACAATGAGGAGTTAATAGAAAACAATTATGATATTATGCAGTTATCTTCGCCCATGCTATCTATTCAAGCCAAACAAGGGATTGACGATACGTTTGAGCAATATAAGCCCCACTACAATCAAACGGAAATAAGAAAACTGATGCTCCAAGATGGAGTGTTGACTGTGACCACCACAGATTTGGAACAAAGATTTAACAATATTATCACTTCCTTTTCTGGATGATTTGTGATATAGTCATATAAATATAAAAGGAAGTTTAATGGAGCAAGAAAAGAAAAGCTTCTCCAAGTTTGGAAAATCATTTCAAGAAGATTTGTGTCATCTTGTTCTGAACGATAGAACATTTGCAGATCAAATGTTTGAAGTGCTGGATCTAAACTTTTTGGAGTTAAAGCATTTACGAATCTTTATAAGAAAGATTAAGGAGTATAGAGAAAAATATGGAGTCCATCCCACATCTAACATTATGTTGTCCATCATACGAACGGGTTTGGAAGGAGAAGCCGAATCTGTCAAAACGAGAATCAGAGACTACTATGCTAGAGTGCTGGCCAACGGTGAACTTCCGGACGGCTCTGACTTCATTAAAGACACTGCTCTTGACTTCTGTAAAAAACAAAAACTCAAAGAAGCTCTGATTAAATCTGTTGAACTTATTAAATCATCTTCTTTTGATGAAGTATCAAAAGTAATAGATAACGCTCTTAAATTGGGCTCAGATAACACACTGGGATATGATTACCTTGCAGACTTTGAAGCACGCTTTATTAAAAAGGCTCGCGACCCCATTTCAACGGGCTGGCAGGACATTGATGACATTTCTAAGGGAGGTCTTGGGAAAGGGGAGCTTGGTGTTGTTGTTGCTCCTACTGGTGCTGGCAAATCAATGGTACTTGTACATCTCGGGGCAGCGGCACTCAAAGCCGGGAAAAATGTATTACACTACACATTGGAACTTGCTGATACTGTTGTTGGTGGCCGCTATGATGCTGCCATTACTGGTGTGGAACTTAAAAATCTAACTGTATTTAAAGAAAAAATTTATGATGAGATAAGAGAAATTAATGGTAAGCTAATCATCAAAGAGTATCCCACAAGAAGCGCTAGTATCCAAACAATCAAAAATCACGTTGAGAAGCTAAAAAGGCGTAATTTCAACCCAGATATGATCATTGTTGACTACGGAGACTTAATTCGACCAGAAAATAGCAGAAAAGATGAGAAAAGGCACCAACTGGAAACTATTTACGAAGAGCTTAGAGGAATAGCTCAAATTTGCGAGTGTCCACTCTGGACAGCATCACAAACTAACAGATCTGGGTTGAACGCAGAAGTGATCACAATGGAGTCAATCTCCGAGGCGTTTAACAAATGTTTTGTAGCTGATTTTATCTTCACGGTGTCGAGAACCGTGGAGGACAAAAACACAAACCAAGGCCGAATCTTTGTTGCAAAAAACAGAAACGGCCCAGATGGATTAGTGTATCCAATTTTCATGGACACAAGCAATGTAAAAATAAAAGTTTTGCCTAAGACAGGCGAAACAGCAAACGATATAATCCAAAAATCTTCTGCTGAAAGGTTGGCTAACCTGAAAGAGAAGTACAAAGTTTTCAAGAAAGAAGGAGGAAAAAATTAATGGAATTATCAAATCAAATCTTATCAGAAATAACAGTACACATGAAGTACGCAAGATACTTAGAGCATGAAAAAAGAAGGGAAACTTGGGAAGAGCTTGTAACAAGAAATATGAATATGCATCTCAAAAAGTTTCCGGAACTAGAATTACAAATTCGAAAAGCGTATAAACAAGTTTTTGATAAGAAGGTGTTGCCATCAATGCGCTCAATGCAGTTTGGTGGCAAGCCAATTGAGGTAGCTCCAAATAGAATTTTTAACTGCGCTTTTATGCCGGCCGATGACTGGCGATGTTTTGGCGAGGCCATGTTCCTTCTTCTTGGTGGAACTGGAGTAGGCTACTCAGTGCAAAAACATCACGTTGAGAAATTGCCAGAAGTCACACGACCTAATATGAATAGAACTAGGCGATTTCTTGTCAATGATTCTATTGAAGGTTGGGCCGACGCGATACAGGCTCTAGTAAAGTCTTATTTTTATGGAGGATCAAGACTCCGATTTGATTATTCAGATATTCGCCCGAAGGGTGCTGCTCTCATTACTTCTGGAGGCAAGGCCCCAGGTCCTCAACCCCTGCGTGAGTGCCTGGTGAAACTTGAAGGAATGCTCTCACAGAAGGAAAATGGAGATAAGCTAACGCCAATCGAAGTACACGATATGATTTGTCATATAGCAGACGCTGTGCTGGCAGGTGGTATTCGTCGGGCTGCTCTTATTTCTTTGTTCTCGGCTGATGACGAGGACATGATCGCTGCAAAGACAGGTAATTGGTGGGAAACCAATCCACAACGAGGACGCGCAAATAATTCTGTTGTTTTGCTTCGTCACAAGATTAATAAGGAGTATTTTATGAATCTTTGGGACAGAGTAAAAGCATCAGGAGCAGGTGAGCCCGGCTTCTACTTCTCAAACGATAAGGACTGGGGCACTAACCCTTGTTGTGAGATTGGTTTACGACCATATCAGTTTTGCAACCTAACAGAAGTAAATGTATCAAATGTTGAGAGCCAAGAAGATTTGAATGATCGTGTTAAGGCAGCAACGTTCATTGGAACATTACAGGCCAGTTATACAGACTTTCATTATCTTCGAGATATCTGGCGCAGAACTACTGAAAAGGACGCTTTAATTGGAGTATCAATGACGGGCATTGCTTCCGGCGCGGTGTTGGATCTTAATATGAAAGAGGCAGCCGGCTGCGTCAAAGAAGAGAATGCTCGGGTAGCCGATCTGCTGGGTATCAAGCCCGCAGCGAGAACAACTTGTGTAAAACCAGCGGGCACTACATCTTTAACTCTTGGCACTTCTTCTGGTATTCACGCTTGGCACAATGATTATTATATCCGCCGCGTTAGGGTTGGTAAGAATGAGCCAATTTATGCATACTTGGTTCAAAACCATCCAGAACTGATTGAGGATGAGTATTTCAGCCCGCATACAACTGCTGTTATTTCCATCCCGCAAAAAGCCCCAGAGGGTTCTATCTTGAGAACAGAATCAGCACTACAACTTCTTAAGAGAGTTAAGCACGTAACAGATGAGTGGGTGAAGCCTGGTTTTCGCAAGGGCCAAAACACTCACAATATCTCTGCGACCATTTCAATAAAAGATGCAGAATGGGTTGACGTGGGTGAATGGATGTGGGATAATAGAAGTAGTTACAACGGCTTGTCAGTGCTTCCATTCTCAGATCACACTTATAAGCAGGCTCCCTTTGAGGACTGTTCGAAAGAGACATACGAAGCGCTCTTAGGCTCTTTGACATCCATAGACCTTACTAAGGTAACGGAAGAAGAGGACAACACAGACCTTAAAGGCGAAGTTGCTTGCGCTGGAGGTGCATGCGAAGTGAAGTTTGTATGATTACATTAACTGAATCTGCAGCCAACAAAATGAAAACGTTACTTTTAGAAAAAGAGGAAACAGGGGTACGCGCCGCCGTCCAAGGCGGCGGCTGTTCCGGCTTTACTTACAAGCTATTGTTCGATAATAAAAAAGATGGAGATAGAGTTATTGTTGATAGAGATGTAGAAATTTATCTTGATTCAAAAAGTTTTTTATATCTCATGGGAACAGAGATTGACTTTGTGGACGAACTAAACCAGTCGGGATTTAAATTCGTAAACCCCAACGCCAAAAGAACTTGTGGCTGCGGAGAAAGTTTTTCAATATAAATTTTTCAAAAAAATACTTTACAAATACAACAATGTTTGATATATTAAGATTAACTTAAAGAAAGGAAATAAAATGTCAAAAACACAAACCAAAATTAACAACATAGAAAAACAAAGAATCATCAACTGCCTTACAAATAAGAAATATAATAATCCATGGAAGGATGCTGATCCTCGTCAACAGACAATCTTTGATCACATTCTTGCCCTTTTACAAAAGGGATACACTTGGAGATTTGATACATCGATGACTCTTGGCAATTTAGCTAAAAACACTGCAGTCACAGAGTATATTTTCTCAATTTTGCAACCTAGAAATGAAAAGGCTGGAGATAGAGAAGGTATAAGCCAGTATGCTCACGAATTTTACGTGCTAGGCCATCGTTTAAAGCGCGTTATCGTGATGGCTGAAATTCAGTCACTGCTTTTTACTCTTGCAGGAGGAAAAAGAACTGCAGGACACTTGCTTGGCATCAAGAGCGGTCACACTTCATTATGTGATGCAATTGTTCTTATTCCTCCAAGTAACCTTGAAGAGTACGAAATTCTTGATGATCTTAAGTTCATTTCCGACGCTAGTAACGCAGAGAATACTGATGCTACACGAGACATGGACATGGCGAGTTACGCAAACGCACTTCGGGCAAAGTGGGATTTACTTTGCCGAAACCCCAATCACTGGGCTTCTGCAAATATGGGAAACATTCAGGAGCTTAAAATCAGACAATGGGCAAAAAGCTTTCTGAAGAGCGTATACTCTTACGAGCCAGTAGAGAGTGTATTTGGAAATATTTTTAACCAGGTCTTTTCACAAGACCGAGGCCAGGTTTACGAAGAACTAAGCACTGATGATATCAAGAGGCTGTGGTCTAGCACGTTCCCTAATCAGGAATGGGTAGAAGAGCCAGTAAACGGTCAATGCTGTCAGGTAGTAGCTTACTCTCGCTTGGAGAGACAAGCCTTTATCCCTATTAATAAGGAATGGCTAAAGAGAGAATCATTCTCAACCCAGCGCGATGAAGTAGGAGTAGTCTTGAAATTGGACCCTCGCGCCGATTCGATCTCAACCGTTCTAGAGCACAAAGAGAAAGCCCGTCAGTTTTTAACCGAATATAACAATTGTTCAAATTATGAAGAAGCGGGTGCCGCATTAGTCACCCGGGTCTTATTTCCATCTCACATAAACCATGGTGACGATAAGTTGACCGCCTTCGAGTGGGTGAAGTCTAAGCAGGGCTTCTTTCCAGTAAAGGTATAGAATTGAGACCGCCTGTCCTGGGTGGTCCTAAGCCCAAGTGACCCAAGGGTAAGGGTGCCTCACAATCCAGTGAGGAAATTGTAGGTTCGAATCCTGCCTTGGGCTTACCCTTTTCTCTTTACACTACTTTTAAAATATTGTATAATATACAAAGTAACAAGAAAGGAAGAAACTTGTCCAAAAAATATGAAATCAAAAAAATAGATAGAAAAGAAGCAACAGAACTTGTCCAAGCAAACCATTACTCTCCAGTAATGCCAAAACTAACAAAACATTGGCTAGGTGTCTACAAGCAGGAGGATCTAGTTGGCGTAATTACCTTAGGTTGGGGTACAAGACCAGTGCACACAATACAAAAGATTCTAGGACCAGAGTTTGAGTCAAAGGATTACTATGAAATAGGCAAGATGTGTATGTTGGATTCCGAACCCAAAAACTCAGAAACTCAAATGATCTCCCAAGTTGTTCGTTGGATTAAAGATAATTGTCCTGACGTCAAATTTTTGTATACCTTAGCTGACGGTATTATGGGCAAGTGTGGGTATGTGTATCAAGCAGCTAACTTTTATTACGGTGGTGAATATTGGACAGATAGCTATATGTCTCGCGATGGGGAAAAGGTGCACCCTAGAACAACTAGAAAACTATGTAAGGACAATTGGCTTTGGCACTACGACGAAAGATTGAGCGGCTTTGATCAAGAATTTAAAGATAAACACGATGAAAAAGTAAGACTAGCAAAAGAAAACAACACAAAGCCTCCAAAAGAGCAAGTGTTTTGGTTGACACCGGAATACATGAAATATATAGGAATGAGAAAGATTAAAGGAAAAATGTTCAGATATATTTATCCTCTAAATAAAAAAGCCAAGAAGCTGCTCAAAAACAGCACAAAAATTGACTGGAAAATAGGTTCGGGCGTATATCCGAAAGCAGATAACGGTGCTTTGCAATGGAAAGAGATGACAGCAAGAAAAAAGTATGAGTTCCTACCTAATATGCCCGAGTGGAATCTTCACTTTGTTCATCATAACGAAAAAAATGTAAATGCACATAAAAAACTACAAAACACTTGACTTTTACTAAAATATGTATTAAAATAATTAAAGGAAACAATAAAGGAGTAAACAATGAGTTCCAACAACGATAAACTACTAACCAAAGAAGAACATCTTGCAAATTACATTAAAACATTTGTCGCCATTGAGGATGCAATGGAACCATTCAAGGAACAGCGTAAAGATTTGCGTGAATCTTACAATGAAAATGGGTGGCTAACAAAAGAAGAAATGAGACTGGCCGTAAAAGCATATAGACTTTACAAGTCAGAAACTGACATGGAAATCTTAACTGATTATGTTAACAAGTGTCAAAGGTCTGTGGGGAGGATCAATGGCCTCTAATATAGAAATGCTAAAGCCTGTTAACAGGCACCTTTTAATTATTCCTCATGTTCAAAAAAACGAAACAAATGCAGGAGTATTGTTGCCCGAAGATTACCAGCCAGAAGAAAATCAATATGTAGAAGCAAGCGTTATTGATATTGCAGAGGATTGTGATAAACAATTTCGACATTTGAAATATGGTACTATTGATAACAATAGAATCGTTGTAGACCGATCAATGATTCAAGAAGTTACTCTTAAGGATAAAACTCACTTCATGATTTTAGAAAATTATGTTGTAGGAGTTTATAGGAGGCCAAGTGAAAATTGAACTGTTTGGAGATAAAATAGGTGCGGTTGAATACGTTTCACATATGGGTACAGATTTGTCGGTTGTTAATGCGGCCAGGGTTTCGTTCGGTGCGGAAAAGGAAGAAGTAGATGAAAAAGATATTAAACTTATCAACTATCTCATGGCTCATAACCATAGTTCTCCTTTTGAGCATTGTGCACTTACTTTTAAATTCACTGTGCCTTTATTTATACGTTCCCAGCATCATAGACATCGTACTTGGGCCTATAACGAAATTAGTAGACGTTATACCTCAGTAGATATTCAGTTTTACGAACCAAGTGAATTTAGGACTCAACACAAAAGCAATAGGCAGGCGAGTACAGACAGCTTGATTGACCCATTTCTTGAATCAAACAGAGACGGCTCCCCTACCATGTCAAAGGCTTCTACTCAGGTTAGAAGCCATCACAGAGAATCTACAAGATTGTTTGAAGAATTGTTAGAGTCAGGAGTATGTAGAGAACAGGCTAGGGGAGTTTTGCCCCAAAATCTTTATACACAATATTTTGGTACTGTTAATTTACATAACTTACTAAAATTCGTTTCTTTGCGAGTCCATGAGGGAGCCCAATGGGAAATACAGCAAGTTGCAAAGGCTTGCCTTGAAATCGCAAAGCAACACTTCCCTCACTCTGTAGAATCTTACATGAAACATAAAATGGAGCACTGATGAAAAAACTAGCACTTCTAATATTCTTAATTGCATGCTCAGACAGTAGTATCACCGGAAGCAACCTTGACGCCGAACGAACAAGAAGTCTCGTACCAGATGCGAGAGTAAATGATATTCAGGTGGTTCGCATCCCGGACATAACTGTTGATGCTTGGGTTGACCCCTGCGCCGACTTACCAAACACGCATCCTAGGTTTTGTGCCTGCAACCCAAATTGCTGCCAGGAACAAACTTGGTACTGCCCACCAAGAGGTGTAGAAATTCAAGCAAAATACGCTATTTTAGATATCTGCGATGAAAATTTAGAGCCTTGCGATAGAAATAGAGACCCTAATTGCCCACCTGCAGAGATCATCGAAGAAACCGGATGTCAACATGCATTTGACTGCCCTCCTGGTATTAACGAGGACTTCACTCTTACATATGACTGTGAAATAAACGGAACAGCAGGAACACAACAGGTTCGATGTGATAAGGGTCGTTTGTATTATGGAGAGTGTGTAACTTGTTTTGAGGAAGAAGAAGTGTGTGATGGTAATGACAATGATTGTGATGGGAATATAGATGAGAATCAATTAAACGCCTGCGACGGTTGTGGCCAGGTGCCAGAAGATATCTGTGATGGCCTAGACAACGATTGTGACGGCACTATTGATGAAGATCTACTAAGAGAGTGTACAACTATATGCAACTCAGGTTTAGAGATTTGTGGCAACGGAGATTGGATTGGGTGCACAGCACAGCGCCCTGTAGGTGAAGAGTGCGACGGTGAAGATAACGATTGCGATGGCCTAGTTGACGAAGGCCTTAATTGTCAATGTCCACCTGAGCAAGTAGGGGCCCTGATACCATGCTCAGAACCACCATTAAGCTGTGGCATGGGTTTCAAGACATGCGAGTGTGTGAACGACGATTGCCAAGTAACACAAATGACAGAGTGTTTCGCACTGTGCCATTGGGTACCAGAATTAGAAGCACAAGGTGCACCATGCGACCAATTTGCCGGCATACCAACAAACCCTGAACTGTGTAATAACTTTGACGAAGACTGTGATTCTTTAATTGATGAACAGTTAACCAGACAGTGTTATACAGGGCCAGAAGACACTTTAAACGTAGGTGTTTGCGCACCCGGACTCCAAGCATGTAACGCTGGCCAATGGTACGGACGTAGTTCTCAAGGTCGACAAGTCGTTGATCTATGCGGAGATGAAGTAGTACCCAGCCAGGAGATCTGCGATGGAGCCGACAACGACTGTGACGGTATAGTTGACTTCGGAGAAGAGATACCAGAAACGGATATCTTGTTCTTGGTAGACTGGTCAGGATCTATGGAAAACTACATTAACGCGGTTCGTATGGCGATGAATCGATTTGCTCAGGATTTCGAAGCAGAGGATAAGCTTAAGTGGAGCCTTATTGTTGGCCCAAAGGCAGCCCCCGGTCCTGGAGGTACACAGGAAATGCTTATACTACAGTCTGATATCGCAGATTTTGAAGACTTCTTGACAGCCTTTGCAAATGTTGGTCAATTTGATAATCAAACAGGTAATGAGCAATTTAAAGATGCAATCATTCTGGCGCTGCAAAACATTTCAGGCAATGTGCAATACAACGTTGCCAATGCAACCTGGGCCAATAGGATGGGTTCGTTCCCCGAGTTAAAGTTTTTCAAGGTAAATTGGAGGCCAAATGCAGATAGAATTATCATATTGTTTAGTGATGAGTTTGCTCAGTCTTTTCTAGTACCCCGGGTCACCACTGATCAGGTCTGGGATGCTTTGGAAGCCACTCCAAACTTAAAGTTCTACGCATTCGCTGAGAGGAATTCAAGAGTCTGGGATAATTATGCCGACCATGGAAACGGATCAGTATTTCAATTATCTAGAAACCAGCAACAGATGTATGACGATCTAATGTCTATCTTGGATGAAATATGTCTTTCATCTTCAGGGCAAGAAGCTAGAAGTACACTGCCTTCTGGATTCTTTCCGGCCTCACTAGGTGTTAGGTATGATCATAAGATAGGGATATGTTACTGAACGGTGTTGTACTGGGCTCTTGTGTAGAGTCCGCATATTTCGCCCTGGTCAATGAATTGCACTTCATCCCAACCAGGAAGACACCATACCTGTTTTATGAGTTATCGGATATTAAAATATTTGGATTATCCAAAAAATCAGAAATATGGGATAAACTAAATCTAATGATAGGGCTCCTTTCAAAGCGAATTGCCATTGAAGAGACTTCGAATATAAGAGTATCAGAAGACATAATCAGAATAGCAACGGGCAACATTACTTTCAAATACCAATTCGATAATATTTATATTTTTGACCCAACTGGTATTGAACTAGAAAACGAGATTGAGTACGCAAGGCCAAAAACTTATCGAGTTCTCGATGATTTTGAATTATCAGTTTTAGGTCCTCGAAAGTATGAACTTACACCTTTAATTAACGATGATAATTTTGCAAAGGAGTTGCACTTTTATTGCTCAGATAGGGTCGATGGAGCAGATTATATTACAGATTGTGTAGTAGAATCAGAACTAACTCAAGAACAGTTAAATTCTTTTGATTACTCTGACTCTATGGTAAGATTTGTTGTAGAGAGACACTTGAGTTCTATAGGGGTTTATGGTAGACTAATGAAGTATTATGTAAGTGGCAAACCAAAGTATCGCAAGCCAAAAGTAATACATGTTAAAAGAATAGTGGAAGAAAAAGATAACAACTTATATAAGAAGACCAAAAATATAAAATTTTTATCTTTATCATTGAGAGAAATAATTGAAAAAAGCACCAAAAGGTAGGAATGTAGCCGGCATAATACCATTAACAGGCTGGAAAGACTCTTTTGATTTCCCGTGGCCAGATTATTTGCAGCCTTTGCGAGAGGGATTTTTGGCTGTGGAAAGATCGGTGTACGAATGTGCATATGCAGGTTGTGATAGTATATGGGTTGTTTGTGGAGATGACGTAGCACCTTTAGTAAAACAAAGAATAGGTGACTACGTAATGTCACCGTTGTATTTTGACCAAAAAGACTTTGTCAAGTCAAAACATTACCATGAAAAGTGGATTCCAATATTTTATACACCAATGACTCAGAAAGATATAGACAGGAGAGACAGCCTTGGGTGGTCAGCACTACACGGTGCCCTGATGGCCTTTCAGATATCTGACAAGATGAGTCAATGGGCTCGACCTACTAAATATTTTGTATCCTTTCCTTATGGCATATATCATCCGGGAGTAGTAAAGCAAAATAGAGATATCATTAGAGGTAAACAGTCTTTCTATCTATCGTATCAGGGAAAAACTGTTCGAGATGGAGCGTATCTTGGGTTTACTTTTTTCCCAGAAGACTGGCCTAAATTCAAGCACCATATTAAAAATCAATGTACTGGAGGATCTAGATCTATACCTGCGGCAGAAAGGTGGTCTAGTAGAAATTTTTCTCTTGACAAAATATTCAATTTAGATGTAATATCAGTAGATGAGAAATGCGAGGTATCAGAGTATTACAGCTTAGATAGTTGGAGTGAATTACAGCAATATTACGCTTCTGACTTAAAGATACCTCGCCCGACGAGACAGTTCATGAAACCATATTACCATAGGAGAATGATAGAAGATGAAGAATCTTGAAGAAACTTACAACATGATGCCAACAATAGTAAAACAACATGCAGGCATGCCCGACAACTTTATAAACTTGACATCTGACCAGAAAAGGTTTATAATAGAGATGTTCGATATTGATAGGGAAGCAGTAAAAGCAACCCTAATGGAAACATTAGAAGAAATGAAAGGTTTAGTTAATGAACTCTAGAACAGAAAGTTCTATCCCATTTGTAGGTCTGCATGCACATTCAGTTGCAGGCTCGCCATTTGATGCTCTAGGGTACCCACCAGAGCACATGGACTTTGCTTATGAAAACGGCATGGATGCACTAGCGCTCACAGATCATGGCAATATGAACGGCCTTGCATGGCAAGTTCTTCACGCTAAGAAGATGCAGAAGGCAGGTAAAGAATTCAAACCTATTTTTGGTTGTGAAGCTTACTTTATTCCGTCCGTTGCAAAATGGAAGGAAGAATACGAAGAGATTAAGAATGCTGCAAAGAAAAAGTCTGACTACGAGGCAGACAATTCAGGTACCACAGTAGAGGACGAAGGCGCTTCTAAGAAGAAGATTAAGTCTGTCCTCAACCGTCGTCGTCATCTTATTTTGCTGGCCATGAATCAGACAGGCCTCCAGAATATCTTCAAGATGATTTCGCGCTCTTATAGTGGCGATAACTTTTATCGCTACCCCCGTGTTGATTATGCCCTCCTCAAGAAACACAACGAAGGTGTTATTGCTGCCTCGGCTTGTCTCGGTGGTGTATATGCTGGCAACTACTGGGAGAACCGCGACATTGGCCCTGATGCCATTCTCGGAGCCATGCGCCAAACCACACAGAAGATGCAAGATATTTTTGGTGACCGCTGGTACGGTGAACTTCAGTGGAATAATATTCCAGAACAACATGAACTCAACCGTTACATTATTCAGATGCATCAAGAGTTTGGTATTGATCTTATCTCAACTGCTGACTCACACTACTATAATGCAGACGTGTGGAAAGACCGAGAACTTTACAAGCGATTAGGTTGGTTGGGTAAGGGCAAGCCA